TACTCATTCTCAGATGATACACCAACATCTTCGTCTGTGTCAACAACTGCGTCATCAACAATGACACTATTTGGATCTTTGTATTTCATAATTACTGCGTCACAAATTTTCAAGTAAACTTCTTCACTCAAAACTTTGTCCGTCTTCATTGTTTCTACAAAGTCCTTGGATTGGAACTTCCACTCACTACCATCATCCTTTTTATAAGTATAATAAGCACCACCCTGTTTAATTAGATTCTGATCTTTTAGAACCTTAATCCAACTACCATAGTCAGCTATTCCACTATCAAAGTAAATATCAAAACTAGCTTGTCGTTGTGGTGGTCCCATACGGTTCTTGATAACAACTGCTTTACATTCATTACCAATAACATCTTCACCTTTCTTTAGTTTACCAGTATTGTTCAAACGAACACGAACACTACAATGATATGCTAATGCCTTACCACCACTAACTACATACTTGTCACCAAATGCCATAGCATTTAGATTCTGTCTCAATTGGTTGGTAAATACAGTGAGAACTTTTTGTTTACCAATCATGTTGGTAATCTTACGCATTGCTTTGCTAATAATAATAGATTTACCAGTAGCAAATCCATCTTTACCATGATCGCTCTCCAACTCTGCCTTTGTAGAAGCAGCAGCTACAGAGTCAATAATGAGTGTCAAAATACGATCTTTATTGCTCTTACGAACAATTCCAATCATCTTTTCCATCTGTTCAAAAATATCTTCTACAGTGTCTACTTGAACATATAGAAGATTCTTTAAATCTACACCCAAACTCTTCCAGAATTCAGGAGCTGCAGCATTTTCAGTATCTAGTACTACTGCGACACCACCTTTACGCTGTGTTTCTGCACAAATATGAGCAGATACTAGACTTTTACCAGTTCCTTCCAATCCATTGAATTCAACCATCTTTCCAACTGGCAATCCACCATGAGGACGATTGCTAATCGCTAGATCAAGCATAGAAGAACCAGTGCTAATCCAATCGCTAATTTCGGCAGGATTTTCTTGTTCATCTAAGAAATATGCAATCTTACCGCCATCTTTATTGGCTTTATTTAACTCATTTGCGAGTAATTCGACTAACTCATCTCTTTGAGGAGTATCTTGTGTAACTTGATTTTTCTTTTTCATAATAATATAAAACTAAAATAGGGGTGGCAGTAATATATACTACCACCCCATTACAAACAATTTATTTTAACTGTTAAACAAATTATCAAAAGCGGCTGCTACATCATCCGAATTTGATTTTGCTGCGGTAGCTGTTGGTGATTTATTCGTTGCAGTTGCTTTTGGAGCAGGAGCAGGAGTTTCCTCATCAACAATTGTGTTGACTGTTCCTTCAGAAGGAACTGAACCATCTGGATTTAACCAGGCATTCATTACTTCCTTTAGTTCGTCATAACTAAACTCAGGGAATAGATCCATGATGTTAGTCTGTTGTGCCAAGATATCCTTTTGTGAAGGATCAATTGCAACACTTGCATTTGGTTTGACACGAATTGTAGTTTCTGGGAATGACTTACCAGAATCTTCTGCGGTACGGAATTCTACAACAATGTCACGACCATTGACCAAATCAGTAATATCACCGTAATCAACATCGCTGATGATGCTTAGGATTTCTTGGTAAACATTCTTACCAAATCCCCAGAAACGAACACCTTCGTTTTCCTCACCACGAACGATGATAGGAGCATAGGTACGCATCTTTGGTTCAAACTTACGACCCAAAATCCAGTCTTCCTTGTTTCCGGTCTTCTTCATACGATTGGACCATTCAACGATTGGATCAGGACGATTGAAACTATCAGGAGATAGATAAGTCTTGTTATTGATATTGTAGTGGAACTTTAGTTCGATAAAAGGATTATCGGTTTGATACTTGTAGGGAACGATACGAACTACTTGTTTCCCAGGCTTTGGTTTCCAAATGAGATTGGTTTTGTTGCCTTGGTTTGTTAGAGAGCTCAAACGACTCTTCAATTTTGATATGTCTAATGCCATAATTTTTAATTAGTTAATTTAGTTAATTAGTTAATTAGATAACTCACACGAATTATTTAATGACAACCAATTAAGTTGTCATCAATATATATGAAGACCAAAAAGATTTCAACTTATTATATCAAAAATTTTGACAGAGACAATTTTCACTGATACTTCGTTCGTTAAAATAATTGAATTTCTGTACAGATTCCAATCCAATTGGAATGTTTTATCAAAAACACCATTGTTTTCCTCAGCAATCAACTTATTCATTGCATTGAGAGTATACAATGTGTTTGTTTCTTTTTTTCTATGGACACTGATGGTGTTACGAAATTTCAATTGGTTATTATCATTTATTTCTACATTGTATGTTGCGTACAATTCTTTTGGATTGTTGACATTACACAATAAAAATATTTTACCGTTAATAACACTATAGAAATTTTTTATTTCTTGTATAGTGTCATTATATTCTTTGGAATTGGTAAATGTACACAATAATTGTTTGTTCTTCATTTATTTATAATTAATTGTTTACCGTCAACATTCCACAATTTACCGACATAATTTCCAGAAGAATCAAACCAACGATTTCTTTTGTTATAAAATCCAAACTTTAAAGCTTCTTGTAAAGTATATTCAGTAGTCAATGCTTTTTCAATTGCTACTGCATCTTGTTCTTTTTCTTCAGGAGTTCTGTCATCACTCTTTGATTTTTGTGGTTCTGTTTGTTGAACAGGTTGGGTTTGTTGTGGTTCAAATTCAATTTGTTGTCCACTTGGTTGTTCTGGTTGTTCGTCTCCAACAAATACATTAGATTGACCCTTTTTTGGATTTTCTTCAAAATGGGTACCACGAGCAATAGCTTTTTGTTTGTATTCGGGAGTTGGAAATGTTACAAGAATACCATTTGTATTGTATGCTTGTCTTTCAGGATATTTACCTTCAAGCATTTTATTCAAATATTGATTTACAATGTTATGATCAATATTTGAATTGAACAAATATTCTCTTAGTATTTCAATATGTTCTTGTTTAGAAATATCAAATATACCGTTTTCAATTGAAATGTCGGTACTTGCTTGTTCTAATGCTTCAAAAAATATTTGTTTGATGTTCATAATTAAAATACATCCTCTTCACTTAAATTGGAACGATGAATTTCTGTTTTGAAAGAAAACTTACTTCCTCTTTCATTTCTTAATTCAATTGCAGAATAAAATGGTTTTACTTCTACCTTTCCATTTTCCTCTTCTTCTCGTATATCGAATATAATATATAAATATACAACGAAATATGTTCCTTCTTTATTTTTACTTACTTCAAACTTACTCAATCTAAAATTCTTATTTTCACTCGCATCAATTAACTTTTTACCAGTAGAAAATTCAGACTTGGTTCCCATTCTGTTAATTGTCTTACCATTAAATACTACAAGCGGTAAACTATCATTATTACCAAAGATTGCTTCGGCAGATATTTGACTTGCAAATTGAATAAATTCTTTCTTGATTTGAGCTTCATTGCCCACATTCATAAATCTTTCAATGAACTTTTCATAAAACTTTATAGCAGCAATATTAGAATTGAAGATGTTCATTGGTCTAAATGCACCTTTATTCATCGGAACATCACCTTTAGTAGATGGATTAAAATAATCATTATAAACTTTTATAGAAGCATTCTTGACTTCTTTTACATCTTCTGGTGTAGTACCAGTTAGTTGAACCATAAACAAGTTCTTATTATCAATCAATCTTACCTTTTCATTTATGGTGCTAAATAAAGAATCTGGTTGAATTCTATTGATTTGTTGAATAAAGATTGCAACATTTTTCTTTAAAGAATCGGTCATATTTACCAATACTTCATCGGCTTCTCTTGCTTCAGATAAAACACCAATTTCTTTTTCAATAGTATCCCATGTATTAAACATAGTAGAATATTGATTTCTAGCATAATTCATGTCTTCTTGACATTTTTGTTCAATATTACCAAAAATTTTTACAATTGTGTTTTTAACTTTTTGTGTAAAATCAGTCCACCCTTTTGTCAATTCCGCAGACAAATCTCCAATTTTGGATGAAATTCTATTGAGAGATGACTTTAATGATGATATAAATTCAATTTCAGTTAGTAATGTTTTGCCCAAATATATTTCTTCAAATACAGGAGCACCACCACTAAATACACTGCGTGGATCTTTTTCAATTGGTTTTCCATCTGGTTGTTGTGATTGTAACCATTGATAGTATTTTTCTCTTTCTGCGGGCGTACCTGAAAAACTTAATTTATCTGGTAAGATATCAAAAGCACCTTTCATTCTACCTATACGATAACTATCTCCACCTGCTTTCAAAGAAACCATTGCGAATTTCTTTCCTGTACCAGTAATCTCACATAAACTTTCATCGGTACCACTTACATTTTTATCTTTTAAAGCGATTTGAATTTCTGATATACTACAGTTATATAACAATACTACATCTGCTGTGTTTTCTTTTTTCTTATCTCTACTAGCATAACCACTCTTGTTGAATGATTCATAGAACTTTTTGATGTCTTGATGTATAAATCCTGTTGGTTTTGTTGATGTTACATTTGCTAATGTTACACTAGTACCAGACGCTAATTCAATTCTAGCCTTTATATCTGCGTAATTTTGATACAATTTATTTTTTCCAACCGCAGTAATTATTGCAGGATTATTTAATTGTTGTATACTCTTTAATATTTTTTCTATTTCTTCGGATAATTTTAACCACTTTTTGATTGTATCTTTTTCTCTTGGATAATAATCACCGTTTTCACCAAATATTTTATATAAAGGAAAACTTTCTCTCAACTGTTGACTGAATGGCATTGGCATTACAGTTTCAACCTGTTGTAACTTAACTTGTAAGTCTTTTAATTTTATATCCGCATCTGTGTTCATTCGTATATATAAATATTGATATATACACGAAAATCGAATTGTTTTTAAATATCTACCACAGTCATGTTATCATAATTCTTACCCACATAACATTTAACAGGAAATTGATTATTCGACATCAATCTTTTTAATTCAATTAATGTTTCTTTTTTATCATCTCTATGACAATCAAACAAAACACTATCATAAGTATATAAAATAGCCTTGGTTTGTTTATTATTCAAGTATTCATTTACTCTTACCAATGATTGCATTCCAAATTCAGTTTCACTAGCTTGCAAGATATAATTGAACAATTTGTTCGGATTTGGTTCATTTATATGAGTTGTAGTAATTCTTCTTTTATAAATCGGTGTTTCTACATAACCATTTTCATTAAAGAACTTCCATCTATGAGCAATGTAATCACTCATTTTCTTAAAATATGGTATTTCTAATAATTCTGTGGGAATATTACCGTACATACACTGAAAAGTAAGATTCTTTGATGCTCTTACTTCATCGGAATTCAACGCATCTTTACCATAATATAATCTACCAAGATACTCATAAGCATTTGAAGGTAAATTATAATTAATTAACTTTGCAACTATGTGAGGATGATATGCACTATAATCAATCATAAACAATACACCATCATCATCGTATCTGCTAATAAATGATGATCTACAACCACTTTCTTTGTTCAATGCACTATAGTTTACATTACCAAACCTATTACTAGGTCGTCCTGTTGCAGTATATAGGTTATATTGTGTATAAACATAACCATCCTTATCTTTGACCGTTTTGTTCTCAAAATGCCTATTAAACAATTCTACATCTACTTTTAGTCCATTGTGTTCAAGAATTCTAAGATTATCTGTAATAGTATCATTAATACTATAAAAACTATCATCTATCTTAACGGATTTAAGTCTAATTAATACCGCATCATACATACTTTCAAACTTTTCCAAATGTTTTACCATTGGAATTGCTTTATTTAACTCTCCATACTTCTGAAACTTAGTTTTGATAACATTATGTGCAGTTGTATCAAATTCACTATAATCTTCAACTTTACCGTCACTAATAAAGAAAATGATGTTAATATCATACAGATTATTGATAGGAAATAGATGTAAACACTTTTTCTTATCAAATACCCATTTCTTACCTTTTAGTTTATTGAAATCATTAATTAATGATTCTTTATCGATAAAGACATTGCAATCTGGGTGACTTAGATTGATAATATAAGTAGTTTTGGATTTGAGTATATGAATTAACACCATACACAATTCATCTATACATGGATGTACTTTTTCATCTGATTGAATACATTCAAGAATAAAATCAGATGAAACATGCGATTCTAAGAATTTAGAATATGATTGTTTATCAAGACACACCATTGACGCAATGTAACACTATAACAACTGTAAGTCAATTATTTACCACCCCAAAATTCAAGTGGGTTATTTAAATAATTTTTTATTCCCGTCATTTTTTTCTCGTTTTCAACCAATGTTTGAATATTTTGTTCTTGAACACCTTTTCGTTCAAGTATTTTGTTTTTATATTGATTGTTTTTTGGACCTGATATTATCCATTGTATAGAAATTTTATTGTAATATTGGTTATAAACTTCGTTATATTTGTCTTTATTTACTTCAGTTATCGTTAAATCGTTAATTTTTTGTGTAAAATAACGATTAATATATCCTTTTGTATAATCATTCTTTGTAACGATTGGTTTGTAATATGTCGGAAATATGACATCAGATAAAATGTCACCACCCAAATTTTTATATTGTTGAGGTGTAATCATACAATTTTATTGATTAATTTTATATTCATTTATACCATCAGTAGTAAATGTTACTGCTTTATTTCTAATTGATCTGATACCAGCTTTTATTGTCGTTGTCCAATTACCACTGTCGATTTTATGAGACACATCTACAATTTGACACATGATTTCTCTTTCAGAATAAGGACTTGGTAAATTTTTCAAGCTAAACAACTGAAATGTTCTTAATCCAGATATACCTTGCAATGTCATTTCTACAGTAAATCCTGGTTGTTGTCCACCATAAATATTTGAATTTTTCTCAAAATCCATGTCATTCATCAATGCAATTAATAATGTTTCATTTGGTAATACAAGATTTACTATATTCCATCCTGTAATTTTACTCTCATCAACTTTTTCCACTTCTTTCAATGGTGTTGACATTGAAGCTGGTGGCAATCCTCCGCCTAATCCACCGGTCAAACCACCGAAAGAACCACCCCCTCCTACATATGTTTTAGTTATTGCACCTGATTCATATGATTTAAATGTCATTATATAAGAACCATTTGTATTTGTAGAATTTTGAGGTGGCTTTTGTAATTGTTTAATCACTTCAAGATTATTATCAACCAGATCTGATTTTCCAGTTCGTTCTTTTGAACCAGTTGATGGTGTTGGAGGTATTAAATTAAATCTATCACCATATGGAAATTGTAATGATTGATTTGAATTTATTGTTCCGTTTGGAGATTTTGAATTTACTTTATTCGAAGATGCAGATGCAATTACTTGATTAGCTGCAACATTTGAAAGTTGAGCAGTAAAATTCACACTCTTAATAAATTTATTTGTTGCTCCTATATCAAATTGATAAATTTTAAGATTATTAAATTGTATAAATTTTTTATCGACGATCTTTAATTTATGATCGTCTTCAATCACAGCCAAGTCCCATATTTTACCAGCTGCATTACTCATCTTATTTAACAAATCATTATAAAATTTTTCAACTGTATCAGCAGATTTTGCACATTCTATAATTACCTTTGTATTAACATATAAATCATTTAATACTAATAAATCACCGTTTATTTTTGTATTGCCATCTACATATAATTTATTTAATGCGTCTGTTACACTACCTATACCAACTCTATGATTACTATCTATTATAATAGATGCTTGACCATCATTAGATATTGCTTCAAAGATAACATCTATATCATCTTTAAATTTATCTGGTGCATAACGTAATGCTTGACCATTATTATTTACTGCTTTTAAAACAACATCTTTTGTATTTTTTAAATTATCTGATGCAAATTGTAATGCTAGACCATCATTAGATACTGCTTCTAAAACAATTTTATCATCATTTTTTAATTCATCTGATGCATATTGTAATGC